CTGTAAGTCTTATCGTAAGTGTTGTCAAGCTTTTTGTTTGTGGGCTATTAGGTACTCATACGCACTTTTAACTTTACTACTATCATCTGCAAAAGCACCTAGCCCTGTATTACAATGAAAGCATACCCATCCTCTGAAAGTCTCTGTATCGTGACAGTGATCTAACACCCATGACTGCAACATCTTTTGACCTTTTCTACCTATTTCGTTTATATCACGATTGCAAATAGGACAACAATAGTCATTACTAGGATAAGGATTTAGTTTCTTTAAATGCTTAACTAGGCGAGATTGATCTCTTGCACAAGTTCTACATTTTCTTTTTATCTCTCCTGATGCCATATGTTGAAAGTTATCTACAGGCTGTACAACACCACAGTTATTACACTCTAGTCCGTCCTGATATTCTGTAGGCGGTGCATAGTCAAAAAGATCAAGCTGCATTAACTCCCTATGTCTACTTTAAAAGGGAATGGAAAACATTGACTAATTGCTTTTGCACTTTCGTTTGGCCTTGAATTGTAAAGCCTCAACATATCTGCCTCTCTCCACTTTTGACAAGACTCTTCAGTTATAAAAGCAGTGTTTGGAGAAAATACTATAAAAGTTTTTTCACTTGTTGTTGGTTGTATCATCATCATTACTACTGTATAAACCCATACCATTTTGTGATATCCTTTCTAGGTTATATCTACCATTTCACACACATCACCAGTACAAGCCATAGTTTGCATACCAGATGTGTTGTCTTCTATTTCATAGTTATCAAATAAACTCCAATCTACTTTAGGCGGTGACATATCTAACATCTCATAGTACTCTTCTTTAGTACATTCTTGATAGGGTGCTTGTTGATAAGTATGCTCATTAAACGGAAGAAACGACACACCTGACATTTCATCAAAGTGTTTGTACACAAACGCTCCTACCTCTAACCACTCATCAGCCTTTACGTTAATCGTAACACTAGGCTTATGCTCACACCAATGACGTTGATACATCAACCACATTTCTAGTTGTTCTAGTGCTGTCATGTCAGCCGTACACACTGCACCCAAGGGTGACTGCATAGGAAAGCTAAACACGGTTGTAGCATCAGGCTTCATAACGTCAGGCTCACTAGGAATGCCTTGGTCACGCATAAATGCCGTTAGTGGGTCTTTATTATCTCCACGCACAGTACGGATATAATAGGGACTGTGACGAGCATGAATGCCAGAAGATGAATCAACCAGTTGGGAAACTGTTCCACTGGGCTTGACACAAGTAATAGCAGTGCTATGAGGGATGCCAAGACGGTCAGCCCACTCAGCGTTAGTAGAAACAGCCACATTTTTAAGATGCTCCAATGTATCAGCTAGGCCAGCATTAGCCGTAGTCATTAATTTGTTATCCATTATCCCTGTGAGTGACACACCGAGCAAGCGTTCTGCTTCTGTGTTGGTAGCCCACACCTTTCGCAAGTAGGGGAACTTAGTGTATGTTGACTGAATGGTTCCAAGTATAGTTGCAAGACGGACTTTTCTTGTAAGGTCTTCCAGACTATCGTTAGCACGGATGACAACTTCCGTAAGATTACAGAACTGATTCGGCCTAAGAATGATTTCCGAACATGGGTTAGTTCCGAACTCATAGCAAGACTCCCTACGGCCATTTTTTGCAGCCTGTTTAACTGATGCTTCTCTGTTGAATATTCCTCGTTCTCCACTACCACTCTCCATTAGGGCTGTCCATTCACGCATGAATGCCATACTGTCTGGTTTTTCTGAATATGATACTGAGTTATTAGCTAAGGCACGGTGACTTGCGTTCTCCCACCATGCACCTGACTTAGCGTGTCTCATACGGTCATCTGAAAGGTTAGACAAACTAATCATAGCGGAGCGTCTAACGCCGCCTACAACAACTACCTCACCAATTTTACACATCAAGTCATGGCACTCAAGACTAGACAACCTGCGCCCTTGTGCGCCCTTGAATATTGTAACTGCAAAATTAAACAGATCAACCAAAGGAGCAGGACCACTAGCACGACCACCAAACGTTTTTAGCCTTGCACCTGCAGGGCGAACTCTGCTAACATCCCACTTAGGAATTTCACCAGCCCATAGGAGTGCCAACACTTGTCTAAGACCTTTAGCCCATCCTTCCTTGCTGTCCTTGATGACAACACACGTTTCGCTTTGGAAAAGACTAGGGACATCAGGGAGTTTAGCGATGAACTGACGCTCAACACTGAAACCAACCCCCGTCCCACAAAGGAGGATGAACATAGCCTCATCAAAAGACTTAGGGTCATCTACGGGTAGGTAGCTACAATTATACATACAAGTGTTGTCCCTGTCTGCCGCTTTTCCTGCAGTCATGAGTGATCTCATACTAGGCATAACCTCAAGGCTAAGAATAGCATCACGCACTTCATCTAGGTCAACAGGCTTTAGCCATGTCTTAGCTATGTTCTGCAGGTAACGCTCTACAGTTTCCCCCCATGTTTCACGGCGTCCTTCGTCTTCAATCCAACGTGCATAACGGCTGGTTGCAATAAAGGTTTGGTAGTCACTTGGTAGATAGTTATTACTCATATTTACTTTCCTTATACTAAGTCAGACAGGTCAGGCTTCCAATAGTTTGACCCTTTTAATACTTTACCATCAGGACGTTTAAGTGGCTTGCCTTGTGGTCCTAGCTTAGACATATTAGATGCGTGTACCCTACGGAAAGCTTCATCTAAGTCCCACCCATAAGTAGCGGCATACCCATACGTAACGTACACCAAGTCAGCTAACTCTTTAAGTAGCTCTTGTGGCCCATCTGCATCACGAACTTCATTGTATTCTTCTTTGAGAAGTAACCAGCGTAGACCTTCTAGCTTTCTACTGTAGCCATACTTTTCATTAATAGGGTGATCCATTGCTGTTGCAAACTCTTTAACCATATCAAGGGGTGTACAGTCTTTGAGGTCATTAATCCTGTCTTCTCTGTCGTACTCAGCGAAGTCATTTATTTCTTGTTGTGTAATCATCCCTGATCCCTTACGTTTATGTTAGATATTTCTACGTCATCTATATCATAGATAACACGGTTTATCAAGTCCTTTATGTCTTCTTCATAGTACATAGGATGAGAAGACAAGATGTTATTTGATTTGTCAACTGATAAGACAAAGGTAACACTAAACTTCTCAGTCTTCATTGCTCTCAACCTCTGCTATTAAACGGTCTAAGTACCATCGTGCTTTCTTTAAATCTTCTACACCATTCTTGTAAGGCCAACGCCACAGATACTTAAATGAGTTCTGCCAACAGTATGCTTCATGCGCACCGACAGGTGCATTCTCAGCCATAGCTTGCATAGCATCTATACACTCAATGTTAGCTGTGTTGTAGTGAGGTGGCTTATCCACCATGTCTACTTCAAACGGCATAGTCATTTCTTTCCATTTAGCCATATTAGCAACTACCCTTGGTTCTAGTGAAAGCATTAAGTCGTAGTACGTTACCTTCTGTTGTATATACAGGCTCTATCTCAGCCTCTTGTGCTACTTGATTGTCTGCTAGTAATTGTTCTACTTTATTGTCTAAGGCAATCTTAACTTCCTCATAGATGCCGTCATCGTCATCATTAAGTAATTCAAACAACCCAATCATAGCTAGGCCCACACCCATAGCCTCTGTTAGATTTTCATCAGACAATTCATGATCATCACTCTTACATATACAAGTGCCAACTCTCCCATCACCCAAAGGCTTGATTAGTATTGCAATCTCATCATCTTCTAATACGTATGGCATTAAGTCTTCCTTTTTGTTTTAAGTGGTATCTTAGTCTGTGTAACACACTTCCCCTGCATTGTCAACCACTCTTGAGGTATTAGCCTGTGTGAGTATAAGAAGTCGTTTTTCTCACACCAATCACAGTATCTACTCTTAGCACCCTTGTATAGTTTAGCTTTAGCGTTACTGAATACAAACCGTATGTCTAACTCAGGGTGTTGCCTTCTTACTTCTATATGCTTGCGTCTGTCTTCACTATCAAAGATGCCTTTGGTCTCAATAAAGATACCGTTGTCTAGCTGAAAGTCAGGCGTGTAAGTACGATAACGTAAGTCCTCCCACTCTATTTTAAGTAGCTCATACCTTACCTTTTTCTGGCACTCAGACAAAACAAGAGCAGTCTGTTTTTCAAGACCACTCCTGTACTTGGCTTTAAGGTGACGCCTCTTAGGTTTAGGCATCTTCT